CAGCGGACGCATTTGAAAGTCATGTGAGTTTGAGTCTACCCAGGATCAGATCGTCATCGGCTTCGTTCGATGTTATCGATCAGCTCTGTGATATCGAGCCAGTCATGTTCGAAGAAATTCATTGCGCCGCTCAAGAGGTGCATGACGACGGTCATCGTTCCGGGCTGGTCCTTTTCCGATACATCGATGATAGCGAAGTCGCGTACCAGCGTGTAGGGATCGCCTTTCTGGTCTAGCATGGCGATTAGTCCGTCCTCGAGCGAGCCGAAGTGCCTGATCAGGTCCTGATGCAGCTGATGGGTTTGATAGCGGCTGATCAGATTTTCGCTTTTGCCGGTGCCTGGGGTGAGGTTCATGCCGCGTCTTCCTCCTGGACTGGCGCTAAGCCCGCTTGTGCTCGCCGCTCGTTGGCGTAGTTAGTCATGGCTGTGTAGAACACATCGGCGGCCTCACAGCACTTGATTGCTAACTTCTCCATGTCTTTGCGCTTCATGCCGGGTTCGATGTGTTTGTGGTAAAGGTCTTCTGCCATTTCATTTGCGGTCATTTGCGTTTGAACTTGTTGCACCAGCCCTCTGCTCGTATTTCGCCTCGGACGATCTCGCAGGCGCTAGGCTTAACGAAGTGAGTGCACTTGCCGCACTGTTGGGCTTTCATGTGCGCTTCGGGCGTGTACTCAGTTTCCTTCTTTGAGAGGCGTGTCATGCCGGTAAAGAGTAATCACTCCTTGGGCAAGTCGTCAACCAAGCGATTGATCCCAGGTAAAACGTTCACAATCCACGCTTGCACGCTGTCGATGTGAGCGGCTCTGGTTGGTTCTGGGCTGGGCTCAGCTCCGGTGAGCTTGGCCCGGTGCTGGAGGGCTTTAAGTACCACTGTCGCCGCTTTGTCGTCGCCAGCCCGAGCTGCCGGTAGGTAACTGGCGATGAGCTGGTCGATCCGGTTGAGATCCAGATTACGGTTGAGGTCCAAGTTGGCGCGTAGGTCTTCATGGATAGCCGCATGTACCTCCGCTATCAGCTGCTTGGCAAGCTCGATTGAACAACCCATTTGATGGGCGACATCGATTATCGGCGTGCCGTTGACCCGTGCGTCCCAGGCCGCTAGCGCCTCCCTGGTGGGCTCGATGCCTTGGACCTCGATAAGTGCCTGGGTATGTGGCGCTGGCGCGTCTACAGGCAATTGTGTGCGTTCCTTGAGGCGTTTAGAGACTGGGCCGTCCGGCCAGCGGCCTTTACGCTTCTTATCCTGGGCAGCCAGATCGCCCAAAAGCTTTTGCAGTGCGGGATCAGGTTGTTCACTCATATTTGAAAACGTTGCGCATATTCCGTTATGGTTTAGATTGCGTTGATAATGAACGACTTACGGTTACGAAATTGTAACATTGGCGTAAGAATAAAATTATATTGGGCGTTTGAAAATAGGTGTAGATTTTCATTGTACTGGAAACGATTTTGCGTTATATCTTGGTCACCATGAACCAAGCCACTCTAGAACAAACCCACAGATTCACTTCTATCGAGGACGCTAAGGCGTTCGCATTAGCCGGTAACGCGCTTATCACGCTCGAGAGCTTACGCTCCGGCGCTCACTTCACCTACAAGATTCGTAAGCCGGACGCCGAAGAGCAGGCCGAGAAGCACATGCGCTCTGACGTGTGGTTTGTGAAACTCCTCACGTCCGGCTCAGCGGATGAGGGGGAATTCACGTACCTGGGCATGATCCGCGACGGTCAGTTCATTCTGACTCGCGCTTCCAAAGCCCTGCCGAGCAGCCCTAGCGTCAAGGCCCTCTGCTTCTTCTTTGATTCCACCACACTGCACCCGGAGCTGGTGGTGCGGCACGAAATGCACTGCGGTCGCTGTGGCCGCACGCTCACTGTCCCCGAAAGCATCGACCGGGGAATTGGTCCCGAATGCGCACGCATCATGGAAGGAGGGCTGAACTAATGCAAACCCTACTCAACCGAATGACTGAATACGAATACGAAATAATGAGGGACGATATCCTGGGCAGGGATTACACCCGAGACCACAAGGACTGGTACATGTACCAGTGGCTCGCAGGGCGGCCCACTACCTTTTACCAGTGCACTGAGCGCTGGTATCGCAGCCCAAAGGGTCGGATCGAGTTCTATTGGCCCATCTAAAGACTTTGGGCCTGCCCGGAATTCCACCTCCGAGCAGGCCCAACCGACAGATAAACGCAATCAACAGTTCGAAACACATGAATGCTAAATCCCCCAAGGCCATTTGGAAAGGCACAATCTCCTTTTCATTGGTCACCGTCCCCGTGAAGCTCTACGCCGCCATTGAGGGCGAGGAGTTCGAATCTCACATGTTCTGGGAAAAGGACATGAGCCGAATCCGGTTCCAAAGGGTTGCGGAATCAACCGGCCAGGAAGTGCCGCCGGACCAAATCGTCAAGGGCTACGAAACCGATTCAGGCGTAGTCGTCTTGAGCGATCAGGAGCGCGACGAGCTGATGCCCGAGCGTTCAAAATCAATCGAGGTCCTGGAGTTTGTGGACCTGGATGATATTGATCCGATCTACTTTGATAGGCCCTATTTTCTCGCCCCTGACAAGGGCGGTGATCGCGGCTATGCGCTCTTGAGCAAGGCCCTGAACGCCACCGGCAAGGTAGGGCTGGCCCAGTTCGTATTGCGCGGGAAAGAGACGCTGTGCGCTCTGAGGCCCTACGGCGGCGGCCTCGTCCTGGCTGGCCTGCGGTTCGAGAGCAAGTTGCGCTCAATCGAGGATCTGGATCTGCCTGGAATTACCGCTGTCCGGGGCACCAAGGCCGAGCTGGATCTAGCCAAACAGCTGGTCAGCTCTATGACCGGCGACTGGGTGCCGGAGAAATACAAGGATCGGTATTACGAGGACCTCAAGGATGTGGTCGAGCGCAAAGCCAAGGGACTCGCGCCAGCCGAACGCCCAGTCGTTACGCCCAAGCAAGTCTTACCCGATATCCTCGCGGCCCTGGAGGCCTCGATCAAAGCCAACGCCAAACAGAAAGCTAGCATCGCTAGATAATGCAATGAACGACGAAACTGAAACCTACAGACGTGCTCGATTCCACGAGCTGAATGAGGAGGCGGCTGCCCGCCTGGAACTGGAAGAACGCCATGGACAGGTGTGGAGCACCGAAGAGTTGAGAGGCCAATTCGAGGTGCTCACCTTTGCGGCCCCGTTCGTAATCGTGCGGGATCGCAAGAGCACAAAGCGTGGAACGCTCGAGTTTCAGCACAGCCCGCGCTTCTATTTCAACTGGCAGGAGGATCGCTGATGCTCGACCCACTCTTTTGGGTCGGCCTCTTCATCGGCATTTTTCTCATGTACCTTATCAAACGAGCCGACAAGGCTGACAAGTAAGCAACCCAACATTTGTAGCCAAACGCGCTGTGAGCCGATTACAGCGCGTTTGATTTTGTGAGGATACAATCTATCTGCCGGTACAGCATAATGCGCGTAGCAGCCTCCCACAACGTCCCAGGGCATTTACACGCAAATACGGTAATAATCCCTTTTATCGCTTTACCGGCACTCATTCTGTCCTGAATTAAACATATTGGGCGACCAATATACACAAATAGGACACTAGCATTGCTAATCACGGATGACATTTCACAAGGGGCTGATGACAGTCATCTAGACGACAGGCGTTGGGATGATGACAACAATCCTCAGATCAACGTACCAGAACTTGAGCACAAAGTATTTGATTAATATTTGAATTGCGGAGCAGATTTTCATTGCAGTGAAAGGCCATATCCGGTAATGTTTTAACCATGGCCAAGCCACTGACCAAAGAGCAAGTAGACCGAAAAATCAATTCCCTCATCGCGCAAGGCGCGTTGTTCGTTTCAAATCACTCCGGGGGCAAGGACTCGATGGCGCTGTTGATCACGCTCGCGAAGCGGATCCCGGCCCGCCAGCTGATCGTTGTCCATGCGTCCTTAGGCGAAGTCGAATGGGAAGGTGCACAGGAGAAAGCCCAGGAACACGCCGAGTCTCTCGGCCTGCCGTTCTTCGTGGCACGCGCCTCGAAGACTCTGTTCCAGAAGGTCACCGGACGCCGCCAGAACCGCCCAGGTGCGCCCAGCTGGCCGGACGCTCGCAATCGTTGGTGCACGTCTGATCTGAAGCGCGACCCAATCGCGAAAGTGGTCCGGGGCTACGCCAAGGAGCATGGGTTTACGACCGTGGTGAACTGCCTGGGCCTACGCGGCCAGGAGTCCACATCCCGCGCCAAGAAGCCACTCTTCCAGGTTGGCCGCGACACTTGCAAGAGCCGCCAGTGCTTCGACTGGCTCCCCATCCATCAGATGTTGGTCGAGGAAGTGTGGAACCTGATCGCCACCCAGGCGGTCAAGCGCCACCATGCGTATGACCTGGGGAACGAGCGCTTGAGCTGTGTGTTCTGCATCTTCGGCTCCAAGTGCGATCTGGCGAACGGCCATGAGCACAACCTGGACCTGTACGCCAAGTACGTGGCCCTGGAGAAGGAGACCGGCTACTCGATGCATGTCAGCAAGAAGTGGCTCCAGGAGCTAGTCCTGGGGCCGGAGGCTTGAAAATAGGCGCAAGTTTTCATTGACCTTTTCTGCAAAATCCGGTATAACTTTAATCACCATGAGCAATAAATCTGACATCTACGGCCACTACTACGACAAAGCGCACGCCCACAACGAATCCGTGGGCGGCGAGCCCGAGTGCGAATCTTTCGTGAAATACAGCAAGCGCTACAACGAGATCGAGGCGCTGCCGCAGTCGAACTCCTGGGGCCATCCTACAGGCCGCCGGGGCCATCTCTTGCCAGACGGTCGCGTGGCTGAGCTTCGCGGCGAGATCGGCAGCTGCTGGGCGCATGCGTTCATCTTCAAGAACGAGGCCCACCACAGCGGTTACCGCCAGATCCTGGGCATCGGCCAGTACTTCGAGGACTAATTTTATGAACAAGCAACCCAAGCCACAATCCACGGAGCGCTACCGGCGCTCCGAGTTCTACATGAGCGACACCATCCACATCATCGATGTGGACTACCGCTGGAGCGTACTGATCACGGGGCTCGCCTACGAGGGCGAGCGCTGGATCGGCAAGCCCATCAAAGACGAGGAGGCCGACAAGTGAAACACCTCTTGGAACTCCAAGCAATTTTACTGCTGCTCCAGGGCATCCTTTTGCTCTGGCTGTGGCTTCACCTCTTTCACATTTTATGACAACACAACCAACAACCGAAATCGACTTGCTCCGGGTAACCGTGATCAAGAAAAAACATGCGACCCAGCTCCGCGAACGCTGGGGCAGTAACCCAGCCACCAAGTTCGAAGATGTGGACCTGCTCTATCACATCGACGAATGGGATGCCATTCTTTGCAGGCGCAAGAATAACCAGCATCTGGTCATCCTCCAGACCGGCTACTACTACCAAGTCAAAACCGTCCATGCGCCGGTAGGCAAATCGTCGCATGCGCTGGCCGAGGCCCGCGAGATTATCGAGAACCTCCCGCAGCTTTTATTAGATTGAAAATCTGCTTGCACATTCAAAGGATTTTTGCTTTACTGGTTTCACCATGAACAACACCCTGAAAAAATTCGGAAACTACAACGTCAGAATCGTGCGCAAAGGCGACCGCTACGGCCTCAATGATTGCCTGACCCATGATGAGGACGATCTAATGGTCGAGTTCTACCTGGACTCGCATCATGATATTCACGGCCCACGCGGCTTCTTCGTCAGCCGCTACTACATCGGCACGCTGCTGAACCAGCCTGGGTTCTACGGCCATGAGCACAAGCCTGGAACTGGGCTCTGCCTGTACGGCGGCAACCAGTACGAGGATTCCATCAACGTCCCGGGCAAGGATTACGAGCAAGTCCTGGCCTACCTGGAGGAACTGCAATGAGCGAGCAAGAACTCCACCTGAAGACCCTGGAGGACTACCGGGAGATGGGCCGTCTCCAGGGCCGTGAGCAGATCCGCAAGATCCACGAGGAGACCGTGCTGGCGCACCTGAAACGAATGCAGACTGAGAAGCACTCCAGCCAGTACGCCCAAGGCTACATCGCTGGCTTGGAGTACTGCATCAGAACCCTTGAAATCAAGTCCTAGCCACCCTGCCGCTTCGAGGAGCGGCAGCAGGCTATGAATGAACCAACCAACTCACCCATCTTTAACTGGCGCGACCGGCCCCTGGATTATCCGCTCAAGGAGATCGAGGCCACACTGCGGAAGCGCCTAGCTGAAGGATACAGCTTTCACCAGAAATTTACCTGCGAGCACTGTGGGCAGCGGCTAACTGTCGAGGAGGAAAATGTCCTCCTGGAAGAAGGCGGCTGCGACCAGTGCGGCGGGATCACCAACATAAAAAAGAAAGGCTGCAATTACATGCTGCTTAAAACCATATGAGCACAGAACCAGAACCAACCAACCAACCCATATTCAACTGGGGCCACCCCGGCCACATCGTGGCTGAGTGGGAGCGCCGTGGCGACGAGGAGGGCATAGGCTTTGAGTGTCGGGCCTTTGACCACCCGTTGCAGTATAAGATCGACATCTGGACATTGAAGGAACAGCGGGGCAACTACCGGATGCGCCTAGATGGCTTCGGCCACCTCAGGTGGTTTAACGAGGACAGCCTCCAGGAGCTGATCGCCCAGCTGATGAACATCAGCGTCACCGAGGTGATCGCGGCCAGCCGCCAGATGAGCGGCATGCACCGGAAGGCCTACAACGCCTGGAAGGATAAACCCGAGGGCAACAACTGGCCCGAACCGCCGCCGGAAGTGCCGGAACTAGTGATCGCGGAATACTTCGAGGCGGCCCGCCAACGGACGCTCCAGGAGATGCATCCGCTGCTTCACTTCGGAGACAACTAACCCTAACCGTGGAACTCCACAGTTGTACATCAACATAGAAGACAAATTACCAAAGGACCTGCACCTGGAGGTGGCTTCTAGGCATGAGGATGTGACCGCGATGTACGAGGACGAAGGGCTTGGCGTCCTCGTACAGCCGTTCTATGAACGGGCCAAAAATGAGTTCACCAAGAACGAAGCAAGCTGGCACATGTGGGAGGGCTACTATGTAGAGCACGGTGACAGCAGCAACCTGTACGTGGTCGGCATACTGATGCATCGGAACATCTTTTTCGTCCGGGCTATGCGCGTCAAAGGCGTCTCCACCGCCCAGCGCAAGGAAGTAGAGAAGAGCATCAGCGAAATGATGATCCAGTATCTAGAAGTGCTAATGCAAGAGATGGACCGCATCGTGCCACCCGGCATGGGCAAGAGCGGGGAACCGTGGAACTCCACACTTTGAATCCCTGATTGACTTTTCAAGTCGAAACCGATACAGTAATAATATGCAATCAACCCTGACTAAACGAGAAATCCGAGAGCTAGCGCCCGCAGCGTTAGCCACCCACCCGGCCAAACGGGTCTCGGACAAGTATAAGTTCTACCCGACTAGCGCCATCATTGATGCGCTGGGCGGCGAAGGTTGGGCGGTGATCGAGGCCATAACGGCCCGGTCCCGCAGTAACAAGATCCCCGTTCAATACCGGCGGCACGAGCTGGCTTTCGCTCACCGCGATGTGCTGGCCAAGAAATCGAAGTTGGAGGAGATCCCCCGGATCATGCTGACCAATAGCCATGACGCGAACTGTGCGGCCCGGATGTATGCGGGCCTGTGGCGCTTCATCTGCTCCAACGGCATGCGGATCAGTGACGGCGTGGTGCAGTCGGTGCGGATCCCGCACACCCATCGCACCATCGAAGAGGTGGTGGCGACGGCCCAGGCGTTCCGCGCTAACACCCAAAGAATCGGGCAGCATGTCGAGGCCTTCAAAGGCCGGATCCTGACAGACGCCGAAGTCCGGGAGTTTGCTAAGTGGGCCATCGTATTGCGCCAGCCGCAACAATCCGAGACGCTGATCGCCCCGGATGATATCCTGCGGATCGAGCGCACTCAGGATGTCGGCAATAGCCTCTGGACGGTCTTCAACCGAGTCCAGGAACACTTGCTGAAAGGTGGCTTTCCGATCTACCGGCACACTGAAGGTGGCTGGATTGAACGGACGGCGCGGCCCATCAAGGGCATCAGCCAAAATCTAGAGTTGAATGGGGAACTATGGGATTTGGCCGAGCAGTTCCTCAACTAACTACAACCTTGACGAAGTGAACCGGGCAAGCCCACGCTGCCCGGTTTCACGTTGTTATGATAAGCTACAAATTAAGATGGAAAGAAGGCGACATCACTGACCCAGTGGTGCAATTGAATTTCTACACGCGAATATGGAATCGAAGACTAAACAACACAATAGAGGAGGAGCCCGAGCCAATGCTGGGCGGCCCAAAAAAGACGAAGCGATTTGGGGCAAGATTAATTGCGTTCTACGAAAGGATACGATCCAGGCCCTCCGGGCAGGGTGCGGGGGCAAACACAAGCACTTCGGTGAGTTCTTGCAGGCCCACCTGGACGAGTACCCGCTACCGGATAGGGAAACCTACCTCTACAGGCAAAGGGTAAAAAAGCTGATGTCTAACGGCTGGCGGCCCAATCCTGAACGCGAGAAGATGGTCCGGGATCTCAAGCGCCAGGAGCGCGAACGATTGCGCCAGCTGGCCTGGGAGAAGAAACACCCCGAGCAGAAAGCTTTCCTGAAGACCTTGAACCAGCTGAAACGCAAGCAGGCCAAAGAGCAAGCCACTGCATGACCTGCCTGGAGAAGCTTTCCAGGGCTAACCGCTGGCGCGTTCGCACGGGCCGGATGGCCAGCGATGAGACAGCCGGATGGAACGGTTGTTTCCTGATCCCTATCGATGGCCAGATTTGGCAGATCCAGATAGCAGACGGCATGGGCTGGAAGCACTTGAGCGCCACCAACGCCCAGAAGCACCAGCTGCCGTCCTGGCAGATAATGGTCCGGCTCAAGAGTCTCTTTTTCTCAGACGAGGAGTGGGTTGTCATGTACATCCCGGCCCAGGAGGATTACGTAAACGATCACCCTTACGTACATCATCTATGGGCACCCTTAGACGAAAAGCTTCCCATTCCCCCCATCGTTCTAGTCTAAAGCGGAGGAAAGGCCTTCGCCACGCTTCCAGCCGCCGCGCCGTCCAGCTCAAGGAATACGCACGGCTGAAGCGGGATTGGATCTTCTCACATCCAACCTGCGAGATCTGTAAAGCCAAGCCTGCGGCCCAGGTGCACCATCGGTGTGGCCGGATCGGTGACCGGCTGAACTCTACCGAGGATTGGCTGGCGGTTTGCGCCGATTGCCATTCCAAAATTCATAGCCACGGTAGCTGGGCGCGAGAACAAGGATTTCTAAAATAGCGCTTGCATGCGCAACGTTTAGTCAGTAGTGCTTTAGCACTGAAGAGGTAGTACTTTAGTACTACTTGAAGGATTGATCCAGGGATCAAAATCGTGCAAACTACCCCCATCGAAGCAACGATTTACTACCGGCACTACTTGGGCGAAGTCGCCCGGTTAAAAGCGGCCATTATCCCCTTAACCGACCAGCTGGCGCGTTGTAGTCCAGGCGCTATAGCAGCGGTTAACCGGGTCCTGGACCGGCGGCATTTTCGCGTTCGCGATTCGGAGCTGATGTGTACCCTCTTGCTTAAGGCGGCAAATCGAACCAGGGCTAACCTGGACGAGTATTTCCCTTTGATGCGGGATGGATTAATCGCGGCTGCCGAAGAGCTGGAAGATGCCGTGGCCGAGTATCAGCGCCACTTTGCGGCGTTACGAAGCGCGAGCCTTCCGACCGAGTAAAACGCAACCACAGGAAGTGTTATGGAAATCCAACCGTATTACGGTGACGAGCCCCTTGTCGTCTCAAGTGTCCAGATCCAGGTCAACCCGGCTGACCGCAAACGCGCCCGCGAGCTACTGACGGCCACCGCTGACATCATCGAGGTTAAAGACGAGCCAACCTATAAGCTCGCCACGCACGCCCTGGGCCAGCTCAAAGGCATGCTGGACGAGATCGACCGAGGCAAAAAGACCGTCAAAAGCCCCTTCGACAAAGTGATCGATATGATTCGGGACAAGGCCCAGGAGATCTGGGAGCCGGTAATGAACGAGCACCGCCGGGTGCAGACGATCCTGAACGGCTACGTGGCGATCCTGGAAGCCAAGCGCAAAGAAGAGGAGCGCCAGCGGCGGGAAGAGATCCGCAGGATCCAGCAGGAGCATGACCGCAAAATCCGCGAGGCCCGTGAGGCCCAGGTGAGGGCCGAGAACGAGGCCAGGGCTGCCCTAGATGAGGTGGCCAGACAGAAGGCTCACGCCGAGGCCCAGACTCAATTACTCCTGGCGGCCCAGGAACAGCTGGCCAAAGAGCTGGCCGTCGAGGCCAGTAACAGCCTTGAATCGAATAAGCGCGGTCTAGTTCCAGGAGGCCGCGTTGATCACAATTACGAATTCGAATTGACCAACATCAAAGAAACGATCCAGGCCGGTTGCCTGCACCTGATCCGTTGGGAGATCGATCACCGGGCCTGCCAGGACAGCTGCCGGAAGCAACTAGAGATCGACCCCAGCAGCGAGCCAACCCTTCCCGGTATCAAAGTAACAAGAAAAATCAACGTTAGCGTTAAAGCCCTATGAGTTCAGCCATGCCTCAGACCTATACCCAGCCCCAGTACTATCCAGCGACATCGCTGCCATTCCTCTCCGAGGAAGAGATCGCGCTTTTAAAGCGCACCGTCCTTTCCAAGTTCCCCGAGGACGAGCAAATGACGTTTATCAGGATCTGCGAGCGCACCAAGCTCGACCCATTCAGCAAGCAGATCCACGCCACTAAACGCTACACCAAGGTCACAGATTCCAAGGGTGAGACCAAGAAGGTACCTACACTTGTGCCAGTGACCGGCATCATGGGCCTGACCGCAGTGGCCGAGCGCACCGGCAACTACGATGGATGCGAGATCAAATGGGCTGGGCCGGACGGAGCATGGCGGGACGAATGGCTGGCCCAAGATCCGCCGGAAGCCGCCAAATGCACCGTATATCACAAGCAACGTAAACATCCCGAAGTGGCCATTGCTAGGTGGAAAGCCTTTGTCGGGACCGTCTACGACTACGACACCAAGACTTGGGTAGTTAGTGAATTTTGGGACAAGATGGATGATTACATGTTATCGAAATGCGCCAAGGCCGCTGCGCTTCGTGGCGCGTTCCCGGATCCCTTGAGCAACGTCTACATCCGAGAGGAGCTAGAGTCACACCTGACCGATTCCGAGGCCGACCTGGACGCCGCCGAGGCCGCTGTCAGGAAAGGTATCGAGGAAGCCAGTAAAGCCGCCCAGGAAGAGGTGAAGGTCAAGCCCAAGAAGGCCCAGGCCCCCGTGGAAGCACCGCCGGAGCCTAAGCCCACGGTTGTCCCACCCCCGCTGCCGGAGGAGCCAGAAGCACCGCCCACAACGCCACCGGAAAGCTACGGCCCAAGCGCTGATTTCGAGACAGCGCCAGCCAGTGACGGTCAAGCTACTCCCTGGAAGGAACACACGATATTAGGCTTGAGACACGCCAAGTTCCACAAGCGCAAGATCGGAGAACTGAGTCTGCCGGAGCTACAGGTACTGGAACAGCAGTGGATTCCGATAATCCGGGAGAAATGGGAAGAGGCCAACGATTACCAAAAAGCTGACGTGGCAGCCCTGGAATCCGCCATTGCCTTCCATAAGATGGACATCCATCAATGAAAGAAATTTTAGCCAAAGACAATAGTCGCCTCCTCGTCCTGGAGGAGTGCGAGAAAAAGATCGGGAACTACTTCCGCCGTGGCCTCGAAGCCACGGTCGGGATTGGCCAGCAGTTACGTAAAATCAATGATCTGGAGCTGTACCTGGAGCGCGGCTGCCGCTCTATCAATGAGTACGCCCAGGATTGTCACGGCCTCAATGCCCAGGCAACAACGCGCTTTATTGGAATCTCCCAGTCAGCAGAACTGTTCAAAAGTAAGGGCATCGAGCTACCGGCCAACGAGACCCAGCTGGCCGAGCTGGCCCGCCTGGAGCCGGACAGACAGCTCGAAACCTGGGAGCTAGTGAAGAAAGCCGCCGAGGTCAGGGAAGAAACGGTCACGGCGGCCAACGTGCGAACGGCGGTGGATAACGCCAAGGTAGTCAAGCTGGCTCCAAGCCCCCAGCCCGCGCCCAGGAAGTCATTGGAGGAGCCCGATCTCGATCTGGGATCACTTGCACCTGACTCTGAACAGAACGGCTCTACGGGGCGTATAGAGGTTCCCCGGATCAGCTTGAGCGAGGACGGCGAGGAGGCCCTGGAACGGATCCGGCGCACCTGCGGTGAGGTGGTGGCAGAGGCCATCGAAGGTCACCGGATCCAGATCTCGGAACGGGAACTGATCCTGTGGGCCAACCAGGAGGACCCAAACCTTCTGACTCACTACGTTGCCGAGCGAGGATGGAGCGTCTCCAAAGCTATCGGGTTCGAAACCCAGACCGTAACCGAGAACACCAAGCTCTCGAAGCTCTTCATCCTGGCCATCGCCAACGGCGGCCACTTCGAGGTTGACATGGAAACAGCAACCGTCTCCGTCGATATGGCTGAATCCGATGCGTAAGTCCTTGCAAATCAGCAAAAATCCCTCCGTAACGGAAGATCTGAAACGTTGCGCATGAAGCAGAAAATGCAGATCGGCCAAGCGCTCCAGGTCGAGGTGATCTGGTACGACCAGCTGCCTGTCCCGCCAGCAGAGGATCATATGACTGGCGAGATTATCGGCTGGCGGCCCACCCAGGTCATCGTCCGGGTACCTAACTATGCAGTCCTGCGGTTTTGGAAGTCTACCGGCCTAGAGGTCGGCAATGGGGCGCATGAGCGCCGGGGCTACCGCATTAGCCTCGACGCTCTGGCCGAGTCAGTTAAACCCAACCTTGGCGTGGAGGTAGACCTGGATGGCGAAATGTCCTCATTGCAATAAGATCCTGGCTGATGAGTGGGTGAAAAAGGAGGGCGCGTCCCTAATGGGCAAGGCGGCGAAGGGCAAAGCCAAGCGCCGGAGAAATGCCGCCGCTGCCGCCCGCACACGCTGGAAAAAGAAAGAGGACGATTGATTCTCTGCTCAAACAATTCGCTTGCATAATGTCTGCCAATAGACGAAATTACTCTACTGGAAGGAGGGCCAACACTAAGGGGACGGAGCTTAAAATACCGATCCACGACTCACGGCCCTCTGACCAGCCAATAGTATGCAAGCCACAACCAAGAAAAGATTCCGCGATTACCAGGAGGAAGCCAGTAATGCCATCCTCACTGCCTGGAATAAGGGCCAGAATAACATTGTAGCGCTAGCGACCGGGGGCGGGAAGACCCTCATCGCTGCCGGTACTGCGGCCCGCGTTCAGGGTCGCGTCTTATTTCTCGCGAACCGCAATGAACTCTGTGTGCAGCCGCTGGCTGTCTTCACAGATCAACTGGGCTACGTTCCGGCCCTGGAAAAGGCCGACTCCTATGCGCCTCTGGACGCACGAGTCGTCATCGGCTCTGTCCAAACCCTCACCCGGAAAGCACGCCTGGAGCGCTTCCCGAAGGATCACTTTTCCTATATCTTCGCTGACGAGTGTCACCTCTCGCTAGCCGAGAGCTGGAAACGCATCTTCAGCCACTTCGCAACCGCCAAGCGGTGCGGCATCACGGCCACGCCATTCCGGTCGGATAACAAATCGCTTACCGAGCTGTTTGAGACCGAGGCCTACCGCAAAGGCATATTTGATTTGGTCGACACCGGCTACTTGGTGAACCCGGATCACGTAGATCGCTTGACCACGGCTATCTCCCTGGCCGAGGTTCGCATCCGACGCACCACGGAGGGGGTAGACTATGATCCAAACGATGCCGCAGACGCTATTCAACCTTACTTCCGGGAGATCGCCCGCGAGATCAAGGCCAAGCATAGCCAGAAGAAAATTCTGGCTTTCCTCCCTCTCGTTGCCAGCAGTCAGAAATTTGTCGCCGCCTGCCAAGCCGAGGGATTAGCCGCTGTTCATATTGACGGCGAGGACGAGCAGCGGGACGAGAAGCTGGAGCTGTTCAGACAGGGCAAGATCCAGTTGCTATCGAACGCCGCGCTGCTCTCCACCGGCGTGGACATCCCATGCTGCGACTGCACCCTGAACTTGCGGCCCACCCGGAGCCGGGTTCTTTACCAACAAATTGTTGGCCGGAGCACCAGGACACTGCCTGGGGTGATCGATGGCATTCCTGATATCGCCAAACGCCTGGAAGCCATCCGCAATTCCGCGAAGCCGCAGGCCTATATCTTAGACCCTTTGTGGCTCTCGGAGGATCACAGCTTGGTGACTCCGGCCAGCCTGATCGCTCAAACCGAAGAGGAAGCCGAAGCCATGCGCTCACGCGCGACCGGCAGCTACTCCCTCCGCTACGTACAACGCCAAATCCAGCTTGAAAGAGAGGAGAGCATCCGCCGCCGCCTAGAAGCGACGGCCCGGTTTCGCGAAGGCCGGATTACTGCCGAACTCTTCGCAGCGGGAACCCATGATCGGGACCTCCTCAATTACCAGCCTGTCTACGCCTGGGAACGCCAACCGGCAACGAAGTTCTCGCGCCTCCTCCTTGAACAGAGGGGGATCGACCCGGACTCAGTCCAAGGCGAAGGGCACGCTCGCGCTCTCATTGCTGCGGTCAATCGGCGGCGTTACCGGAAACTGCCTGAAATTCGGGCTCTCGCTGCTGCTGCTGCTGCTGAAGCGGCGGATCTCTGGACACTCACGGCGATACAGGCGGGGAGGTACTAAAAGACTATGGAACTAGAAAAACTAATCGAGATCGCCTACGAAATGGCGTCTAAGAAACTCATCACAAGTAAGGAGGAACTGCTTCCCATGTTCCTCCTGTCTAAGGAGGGCGGCAGCTGCGATGTCATCGGCTGCCCTTGGAAAGACAACCAAGACAAACAGGACGCCGTCCGGGAAGTGGGCCTCCATATCATCCGTAGCGATGACAAGGTGCAGGCTTACTCGCTCCTAAGCGAGTGCTGGACAAGCGCCTACAAGGTGGGCGAGAAAGCGCGAGCCGACCGGCCAGAGAATGATCCCCAGCGCCAGGAATGCGTTGTCTGCCTCGCTAGCGATGGCGACGAGCATCTCTTCTACTCCTGGAAGATAGGCCGGGACCGGCGTGGCTACTGCGTCAGCCTGACCGGCGAATCGAAGCCCTGGGGCCAACAGGACGGCTCCTGGATGATCGAGGCCCTGGATAAGGCCATGCAACTTAAAGATCACATGGAGGCCATGAAAAAGGAGATCATGGAGGGCCGGGGATGATTCCTAAAATCATCCTAGCTCTCCTCCTGGGCTGGCTAGTGGGTTTCATGGCTTTCTTTTTCCTCCCAGGCAACTGGCACTTCAGCGCCCCGCTCTGGGCTTTCTCCTCAACCCTCGCTTTCCTTCGCATCACCGATGGAGCCTGAAGCCGAACGCTTGTACCGGATCTACTCGACCTGGAGCGGAGGCTTGCACCACTGGTGCGCCACGCGGCTGGGCCGTCATGTGGATGCTGAGTTTTTCCCTCTCACCTGGAAGTTCAAGGTCTATTCCGGCAACGCCCAGGAGGAGCTGTCCCTCTCCGGCCTCCCAGGTCTCACCCGGCCCAAGGATGAGCTTTCATTCACCCTTCAGCTGCCCAAGCCGGAGGACGAGCCGACCGATTCCGACCTGGACAAGACATTCAAAAACATCTGTCTGGCGACCGCCAAAATGCTGGAGCTGGACCTGGGCGTGCCTAAGCTGACCGGAATCAAGAAACCAAGGAAAGGCTATGGGAATCCGCGTAGAATTGAGCCCCCACCTCCTGAATCTGATGAATGATAAAGACCGAGAGTGGGTCGAGCGAGAATGCAAGTTCCAGGGTAAACCCATGCCCAGGAATTACGATGAATCGACCGCCAAGGATCCCAAGCTCCAGATCCACCCGGAGCCCAAGCAGGATATCCCGGAGCGCAAACAGCAGGCCGACTTTGCCAACTGGCTACTCCTCCAAAACTCGAATGGCCGGGATATTCCCTTTTGCTGGCACGCCACTCACACCCGCTCCAAAGCGAGCCCTGGAACGCCAGATTTCTGGGTCGGAATCAACCGGCACAGTATGTGGATCGAATTCAAAAAAGACTACAGCCAGGAACTGAGTCCAGAGCAGGAAGAGTTCCGGCGAAAATGCGAAGTTCAATGCTGCGAATGGCACATCGCTTACTCGTGTGCTGAGGCCATCAAAATTGTCAACGAAGCCGATAAACTCACCTTTTGACGACTGGGAGCCGGTCTATTCCTATCTGATTCCGACTCGCAAACGACGACGGCGCTGTCTCGAATTCAGGCGCAATTTGAGTTGGGACGGCACCCTCCAGAACAAGGCAGCGGCCCGCGACGATGACCCGGACACCAGCAAGGACGCCGCCGAGTCGATCCCGGACCTGGACGTATTCCTTGCCAAATTCCTGGTTGATCGGATCCTGGGCCGCAACGGCGGGACTGTCGTTTCAATCGAACTAAGGGAAGAAGCGATGGCCGGAATTGCCGCCGGATTAATCGACACAAAAGGCTATCCGGTCCACGTCCGGGCCGAGTCAATCCGCCGCCGTTTTAGCGATCTTTGCCCTGATTGACAGTTGTCGCTCATGAGGCTTTTCAGTTTTACGCCACTTGATTTCTCCTCCACTGTCATCCTCCCATCGGATTATCTCGGTGATCATCCACCAGCCCAGCTTGCCCTCGGGATCCCGTCGCGGGACTACCATGCCCACGCGAGCATCTTCGAGGGAGACATGTTGCTCTTTCATTCTGCTGCTTTGACGTTGGGTTGGTCTAGCTCCTTGGCTAAGTGTTGGGTCGCCCGTTGCACAGCGCACAGCGTTCGCTTTTCATGTGAGCGACTGGAGTGTACTCTGTTTCTTTCTTATCGGTCAAGGTCCTGACCCAGTAGAGGCCTTGGCCGTTGATTGCAGCAACAGGCTGCGATGGCGGCTCAACAGCAGGCAGCTCAAGGCCAGCTTGATGACCGTCATCAGGCCAAAAAGACATGTAAACAGCCAATTCCGCCTTTCCTGTCCGATTCCTGTATGCGCAACGTTTAGTAGGATAGATTTAGGACAATGCGCAACGTTTCATAGGACCAAATGAGATATTATCGGATATTACGTAAAAAGTCGCTTCCCGGCCCCAGGAGGCTCGTAGAGACATTTTACTATACCGGCAGATGCATGGTCCGAGCGCTAGAATCGCCTTATAGAGCGTTTTCCAAAAATCGAAAACGTTGCGCATTTTCCGTTACGGAACTAAAAATGTACCGGCCAGACCCGTACAATTCCGACATTACGCACAAAACCACACATCCACTTGACAGGTGCGGCTTCCTCCTCTCCCCTTATGGATCCCCTCTCCTCTTTTCCCCCTCCTGCCGGAGGCCCCGCAGGATTTTTTTCGGTTTTTAAAAAAAGTTGCTCAGTTCGTCTCGGCACAACGTTGCGCATAGATTTGAAAAAGTCCTATGAAACGCTAGGTTGCAGATGTTAGCCCCCCGCGCAAAATTACAGAGGTGCCCCCTATGCCGCCCAAGAAAAAACCGATTAATGCTGGCCAGCAGTTTTTCAGCGAAGTTCAGAAAGCTGTAGAAGACTCTTATAAGTCACGTCCCAGGGGCATGCCTTGCCTGGAAGTCCTGACAACCGAGATGAAACGCCTGGGCTTGCCCGCGAGCGATGCCGAGTATCTCTATGATGCTTGGCTAGCCAACGGCTTTGTGACCGGCAAACATCGGATCAGGAGCTGGAAGGCTGCCCTTCGCAATTGGTTCCGCAATGGCTGGCTGCCCTCACAGAAAGGGATCCGGCCCGGACAACCAGACGAATCCTACCCCAGCTATGAACGAGTCCAGGCGTGGTGCTCCAGGAAGAACGTAAGCAAGATGACGGCTCGCGCCTGGGGGGAGCTGATGACCGGACGATTCCGAGGTAAGCCGATCACGAATGAAGTGGACTTCGATGCCGCCCTAGAAGTAATTAGGGCGCAATGGATGAAGGAACCTTAGCCCCCCTGGAACAAGCACTTATGGATAAAACTCCAGACCTGCGGCTCCCTTGGGAGGCCATCGAGTTCGAGCAGGCCGCACTGACAGGATTCGGCAGCCCGCGAGCCTGCTACCTAGTAGAAGATAGCCGGGGCATTATCATTGCCATGTTTGAAGACTTGGCTATGGCCCAGGAGGTAGTACGAATAGTGAATGGATCTCCTGGAGTTGCGACGAAACTGCGGCGACGGCTCAGACGAGGAGCTAGTAAAAGCCGTCTCCGCGATTGACCCATCCGTTAAGGATCCGACCCAGGCGAAGGCCTATCTCTGGGCGTTGATCCGGCGGCTCCTGGACACCGAGCGCTATGCCCTGGCCGGGGCGCTCCTGTGGGGCGAGGCCCTCTTTAATCCTGGGCCGCGAGCCGTGCAGCAGCTGCTCAAGTTCATTCGCCAGTCACAGAACCTGATCTGCCTGGGCGCTGCGGCGGTTGGGAAGACCTATACCATGATCTGCTACCTCCTGATGGACTGGCTCCGGGATCCTCAGTACACTGAGATCAAAGTCATCTCGACTACCTCAGGCCATGCGAAGAGCCAGAGCTTCTCTACGTTACAACGCCTCTACAAGGCGGCCTTGGTTCCCCTGCCAGGGTTCACGATGGACGGATTCGTTGGTCTTGATCCTAAGGATCGGCACGGCTCGATATCACTTATTGCAGTGCCACAGGGCGAGGACGGGCGCGGAGTACTTCAGGGCTATCATCCAGTTCCTCGTACACGGCCTCACCCGACTTTCGGCAGCATGTCCCGCGTCAGGGCGCTACTCGACGAGGCCGAGGAGATACCCTCAGGTGTCTGGGAGGGTGTCGCCAACCTCTTGGCGAGCGGCTGGGGGCCGGAGACGGTCAAGGTATGCTGTGCCACGAACCCCAGGGACGTGACCAGTAAACTGGCCCAGCTGGCCGAGCCGGTGACTGGGTGGACTACGCTCAACATGGACACCGACACCGAGTGGGTCAGCGCCGAGCGCTGGCAGGTTTTACGCCTGGACGGTGCCACCACCGAGAATGTGGCCGAACGCAAGCTGGTCTTCCCTGGCTTCCTGACCTTCGATGGCTTCCAGAAATACGCCCTCGAGCTAGGCGGCCAGAGCCCGAAGTACCTCACCTTTGGCAGGGCGATGTACCCGTTGGCTGCCTTACAGAATACCATCATCCCTTACTCGCTCCTGGAGGCGGTGATCGGCCAGTATATTTTCGACCAGCGCACCATCGGGATCGCCGGAATCGACCTCGCTGCCGAGGGCGGCGACAGGATCATTGTCTTTGTCGGCGTGTACGGTCGGGCCATCGGATTCACTCCCTTACGCGGCACGCCCAGCCTTTGGAAGAAGCCACGGTACTGCATTCAGGCGAACCAATGGTATGAGTTGCCCAAGGAGAAGACTATCGCCCTGGCTTCCAGCATCGAGACCCGGCTCCGGGGCCTGAATATTCACCCCGCCTGGACGACAGTGGATAGAACCGGGATCGGCACCGGCCCCTGTGATGCTCTCCAGGAACAGTGGAGTCCCGAGGTGCGAGGTGTCATGTGGGGTGCCGAGGCCAGCGCTCTCAAGATCCTCTCGGACGATCACGATTTCAGCGTGGAAGTGTACGACGGGATCACCACCGAGATGTACATGAGGGTGCGCAAGTTCCTTGAGTTTGGCTTCCTATGCATTCACCCCCAGGTGCAGACCCCGCAGCTGTTCAAGGAGCTGTCGGGCCGCCGTTACCAGGATGCCACCAAGGGGCCAAGCGGCAAGCCGCGCATCAGATTAGAGCCCAAGAAAGAATTTAAACGCAGGCTGGGGTGGTCGCCGGACATCGGAGATGCCCTGGTGATGATGTGCCATGGCGCTGCCCTCAACGGTCCAGAGAAAGCGACCATGCTGGGAGCGACCCGCTCAGTGCTGGCCCAGCGGCCTAAGAGTAACCTTGGGATCCGGGAGCAGACCGAGTACATCCATGACTGGGAGTAGTCAGAGCCCAAATAGGTGGAGAAGCTAAGGAACTTGCTATGACTAATGGAATTCAGGATCTGGCAAAGAACAGCTGGCTCTGACCACGAGCTAATCTTTTAGGTTTTGGGGAATGTCAAGAAGGAGTATAGCTAGCGCTAGCGTTCTCCTCTCCTTTTTCCATGAAGAGTATCCCACCGTTCTCGAAAGAAATGTACACCGGAGACACGGTCTCCAATGACGAAGGGCAGCGGGCAGGCTTCCTTGACCACGTCAAGATGACTAAATGCGCCGAGCGGGAGCCGAGGAAAGGGCTGGCCGACTTCCAGGAGCAGCCTCCTGGGCTGGCTCCCAACCCCGAGTACCCCGAGTTTAAGAAACGATCCGACGACGGTTTGCCGAGCTTCCCGGCTCCGTTCAGTAAGACTACCATTAAGGGCGGCCCCAAGGCACCAGGAACCCCGGCTCCAGGCCAGAACGCATTCTAAAAAAGCATGCTTTTTAAATGGCTGTCGAGTACGGGATCATTACTTCGGTAGTGCCTCCTCAGGGCTGGCACTATCCCCAACAACTATCAAGCGGGCAGAACGTCAAGATCACCGGCTTCTCTTTCGAGCAGCTCCTCTCCAGCATGCTGGACTTTCGCCGCAGGCACCCCGAGCTTTGCGGCGGCATGGCCCAGGCCACCATGGAGATGTGCCGCACCGACCTGAAGCGGTATCTCTGTGAACATTTCCGCCAGAACTGTGCGGATGCTCCTACCTCCCCGACCATCACAGCAGGGATCGGTATGGCTCGCACTTATCACACTCCCATTGACCGGGCCGGAGACTGGCTCTCACGTGTCGGCCATATGCGGCTGGAGAAAGTAGATCCAGCCCTGGCCGCACAGCGAGCCCACATCTGTGCCAGCTGCCCGCAGAACGTGCGGTGGGCCACGCCGTGCGCCCCGTGCAATGATGCGATCAGCGTACGGATCCAGAACGCCAAGGGGAGCTTGGCTACTCCCTACGACCGCAACCTGTTTGTGTGTCGGGTCTACGGTCACACCAACGAGGTAGCAGTCTGGCTGACCGACACCCACGCCGCTCCCCAAGGTAACCCCCCGCCAGTTTGCTGGCACAATCCACATGGCTAGCGATAACATTACTGCCTCTTTCGGAGGCGAACAACTTGGGCGCATGAATAGCCCCAAGTTCAAAGGCGACACCACGGAGGTAGCAAACAAGCCGATCTCCTCGGCCTACCAAGCCTTCGAAATTTTCCAGCGCCTGCAAAGGGACAACCAAGCCAGAGCTAACCGCAATAAGCTCATTGCCGATTCTTACAATGGCGCTTCTCCGTTCGACCAAAAGAAGCTCGACAACGCCGGGGAAGGTTGGCGTGCGAACTTCTCGACCTTGGTCCTGGCCACATTTGTAGACCGGGTAGTTCCTCGGCTAGTGGACGCTGTCCACTCCATGAAATTTCTGACTGCCGCCGAGCTGCCGGACGCCTACACTGACGCCACCAATAAGACCGACAAGTTCAGGACCAGGACCACCGAGCTGCTCCGCTCCTGGGTCGGCTGGATCGATCACGTTGAACAGGTGGCCTGCGAGAACGTGCTCTATGGCTATACCGCCACCGTGCAAATGGACGAGTACGAGTGGAGACCCGTCACGTTCCGCCAGGAGGATGTGCTCTTCGACGAACAGACCCCCCAGCTGGCGACTAAGGTAGCGGTCTTTGTTGTGAAGGCGAACTACTATATCCATGAGGCCGTAGACATCATCCAGGACGAGGACGCCGCCGCCGAGGCCGGGTATAACGTGGCCAACCTGATGAACGCTATCGAACAGGCCGCGCCTCCGTATGATAGCTTTGTATACAATCCGCGTCAGCTTTCGGATATGGTTCGAGAGGGCAATTTATATTACTCCTTTCATAGAAGTTCTAAAATGATCGAGACGGCCCATGTCTTCTGCAAATGTTACGACGGAACCGTGGATCATTGGTGGGTCAATCGGAACGGAGCCAAGCGATCTAATCGGCCTACCAAGGGCCGGGATGCACCGCCCAGGCCCGAGCCCGAGGGCGACGAGCCACGGCCACCCGAACAGGATCCATATGAACTGGGGTACTTTGAGGCCTGTGCTGAGAGCATGGACGATGTGATCACCCTCTTCAGCTTTCAAGCTGGCAACAATAGATTGTTCGGCTCCAAGGGAATCGGGCGGCTGCTCTACAACATATGTCTCTCAATAGAGAAGACCCGGATGGCGTTCATCGATGCCATGTGGATGTCGGGGATGTTGGTGGGCCAAGCCGAGGAGGCTATGATCGGACGGCTTCAGCCACATGTACGTTCACCGTTCCTTATGGTACCCGAAGGCTTTTCACTCCTGCACCAGCCACAGTTCAGGGTGGATTTCCAGGCATGGCTGGCCCTCGACCAGCGCCAGACCTCGACAGCCGAGCTGATCGCCGGGGCTTTCCTGCCGACCCCAGCGCCGATAAACAACAATGGTCAGCAGGTCCAGACTGCCACCAAGTCATCAATCGATGCTGTCAAAGAGGAAGAAGTGAAGGAAGGGATGATGGCTCGCTGGTGGTGCCAGTTCACCAGGGGCATCTCCTCTATTCAGAGGCGTATCTATAGTAAGACTAACCTTCGGGCCGCCATGCGCCAGCGTAAGGCACGGCTGAAGGCCTCCGACCTGGGCCTAAGCATGATCAATTCGGATCTGTACGATGCCATGATGGAGGTAGACTCCGATACCAAGGCCCAGTTTACGCCAGCGCCGGACCTGGGGCAGGCCGATGCCGATGCTGTCCAAGTTATTCTGGACCTGATGGACGATGGGTTAAGCATTCAAGAGATCATTATCTTAGCGAATAAACCTGCGACCGAATTCTCGGAGCACACAGGTAGAGATGATGACATGATGTTCCTCCAGTTTTATCAGCTGGCTAAGGGGAACCAGAACTACGATCAGTCTAAGCTCGACGAGATGTGCGGGAACCGCATGGTCGGCTTCAAAACTACCAAAGAGATCTTCATCCCGCAGCCGAGCCAGACCAGTGATATCGAGGCCCAACGCGCCCAACAAATGGAGTGGGCGACTATGTTAGGCAGTGGAATCGGAGTACAAGTCAGCGCACGCGACCCACACATGACCCACTTCCAAACTATCGTGCCTGCGGTGGCGGATCACATACGAATTGCTTCTCAAATGCCTCCCACCCAGGTACCAAAGGATCTGTTAAACGCTTGTAAGCTGGGCGTTACCCACGGGGAAGCCCATCTCCAGGCGATGATGCAGCAGGGCGCGAACAAGCGCCAGCTCCGGCCTCAGATTTTACAGATGAAAGATTTGGAAAAAATGTACGGCAAGTTAAACGAGAACGTGACCATGGCCGAGATGCAGGCGGCCCAGATGCAGCAAGCAGGCCAACAAGGCTTGGGCCTGGGCGCATTGGCTGGGCCTGGAGGCGGCCAAGCCCCTGGGCAGGTCGGCCCAATGGGGATCCCAATGGGTGGCAATGGTAGTCTCCCCGGCCTGGGCGGCAATGGTCAGAACGGCTTCGCCTCGGGAGGTTCAATGTGAATGGCGAGTGGACCCCGAGCGATGCCGCAGGCCTTAACGAGTTCCTCAATACACAACTGGGCCGCAAATGGCTGGGAGTAATGCTGGCGCATAAGCCTCGGCTCGACCTGTCTAGCACTGAGAAAGCCGCGTTGACCGGAGCCTTTGTCGCCGGGTACGAGCACCTGCTGTTTGCTGAGATGTCCATGAATCGCAACGCTGGCGTAGTGCCTGGAGGTAAAGAAGCAGCGTCCAAGAAAGGGATCGACCCCGAGAAAGATTAACCTATGGCTGACGACGCACCCGTACCAATCAGTACCAGTGTGCCAGAGACCGTGACGATTGACACGGGCGCTGACGCTAAGACCCTGGGCGATCTTAATAAGGAGTTCGCGGATTTCTGGAGCGAGCAGGATTCTGGAGCGCCAGACACCACGGCCCCGGCAGCGCCGGACACTGGTGCTGGCCAGGAGACCAAGGAGACCAAGGTTGAACCGCCGCCCAAACCAAAGCCCGAGCCGCCTAAGGAGAAAGCGCCCAGCCCGCCGCCTAAAGCTGACAAACAATTCAGTGACGACGAGGTCGATAAGATGGCGCTGCCCACCAGGGCGGGGCAGCCGCCGGAGATGCAGGCTGACTTCAAGCAGCTCAAGGACTTTTGGAAGGCAGACCGGGCACGGCTCAAACAGATCGAGCAGCAGAACACTCAGCTCCAGGCCGAGTTGCAGCAGGCTAAAGCCAACTCTTTCACCCCGGAACAGAAAGCAGACTATGAGAACGCCACCGCCGTGCGGCGGAAGTTTGAGTTCGTCAGCGACCCGGAGTTCTTGCAGCGCTATCAAGCGCCAGTCCAGGAACGGTTCCAGGCTGTCCTTCAGGAGGCCGTAGGCGTACTGCCCGAGCGCCAATCAGCCCAGGCCTGGGCCGAGCATATCATCCAGAACTATAGCCCCGACCAGCTCTCTAAACAGTGGTGGCTCCAGAGCGTAATCTCCAAGGTACCGGATGAACTGAACCGGCAGGCTCTCCTGAATAGCGTCACTGATCTCTTGAAGGCCCAGCGTGACCGTGACATGGAGGTCACCCGGCGCACCAATGACAAGAGCGCCTACGAGAACTGGATGGTAGAAAAGACCAACGTCCAGGCCGAGCGCATCAAGGCTGATATCATGGCCGAGATCGGGGAACAGGAGAAACAGATCCAGGAAGTGCTGCCACGGGATGCCGAAGCTGCCAAGACGCCGGAAGAGCGGGCCGCCATCGATGCCCACAACGAACGCTTCCAGCGGCTCAATGGCCACTTCGTAGAGACCATGCAGGATATATCCAAGAACGGCCCCAAGGCCTGGGTCCGGGCTGCCGTCCAGGCGACCAGAGCCATGTGGATCGAGGAGCAGTACAAGACCGTACACGAGGAACTGGAGGCAGTTAAGGACGAGCGGGACCAGCTCCGGCGTGAGCTGGACAAGATCGCCGGAGTCCGGCGCAAGATCTCCAATACCACCGGCACCCCGCCGACCAGTGGAACAAAAAAGGATGGCCAAGGTTTGTCGATCAAGAACCTGGATGTGCGCAAAAGCTTTCAGAACTTCTGGGAGGAACAAGATAGACAATGAGTATTACCGTAGACGCCCGCAGCCTCGAGGCCCGGTACGGCAAGCAAGTCAGCGTGGAACCGGCCACGCCCGAGCAAGACCTTTACTATCCTGGCAGTGGGCAGGCCCCGCCTAAGACCGGCCAGGGTCAGATCCCGCAAGGCAGGCCGGTGCCGGAAGGAACCGTTGTCTCCCAGATAGTAGGCCGGGGCCAGCCCGCGCCTCAGATCCAGGTAGTGCCGCCACAGAAGGAAGGAGGGCCACCAGCTCCGCAGCTCCAGGTGGTGCCACCGACCGGCGCTAGCCGCACCACCATCGGCACCTTCGTAGAGAGTAAGACCAACCCGCTCAAGGATCAGAAACCAATAGACGAAAATCCGGCGCCGCCCCCAGGGGAATGCTTGCAGGAGCCGCCGCCGAAGCCCAAGAAGAAACTGGATCTGGTCATCGAGGTACTCAACTACATCACTGAGCTGGGCGGCGAGAAGTCAGAGGATGCTCAAAAATTCTTCGACAGAACTGAACAGACGTTGCATCAGTGGTTTATCCAACCCAACAGGATCCCGTTAGAAGCCCTCACCAAGCTTCTAAACCGAAAGCCGGGGGTCCAAGTCGAGCTGGCCGAGCAACTGGAACCACATCTTAAACACAACGACGGCGGTTTACAGAGCCTCCCCAATAGGGGCAAGACCAATGCGATTGTCTGCGCACCGATCCTGGGCCAGCCGACACTCCCCTTCCTCTGGGTCTGCCTTTATCTAGCCAAGAAATATGAACTGGGATTCGACATCCAATCCGATACCGTCATACATCGTTCTCGCAACATGCTCGCCCAGCGATTCCTACGGAGCAATGCCACTTGGAGTCTCTGGCTGGATAGTGATATCGCTGCCCCAGTGGCCAATCCCGAATGGTTTTCTTGGTTAACCGGCGCTCAGAACTTGCCACAAGAGGCCGGTTCGTACGATGTTCTACAGCGACTACTTGCCGGAGGCAAAGCGGTCATTGGGGGAGTATACGCTTCGCGGCGGTATCTCGGTCAACTGGTTATCCAGCCCGAGATCCGCCCGCGAAGCCATGAAGACAAGCTCTTATGCAATGATATCAGAAAAGGCACTGCCAGGGGACTTGTGGATGTTGATTGGCTGGGCTTCGGCTGTGCTCTTGTTCACCGGGATGTGTTCCTGGAGGTCCAGCGACGGTTCCCACAGCTGGCACCACAGGCCGAGAACGCGCCCTGGCGTTTCTTCCAACCCGAAGCCGACGAAGGGGAAGACGAAGCCTTTTGTAAGCGAGTGAAAGCTTGCTCGATCCCGATCTGGTTAGACACTCAATTGGTCTGTGGCCATATCGGAAACATGTGCTACCTCCCTGAACACACCCGAGCGATCCATGGCATATGACAGACCTTGGGATCTTTATTCTATTGCTGGTTTGGATGTTCCTGGACCGATGTAACATTTATTTCAAGCGATGAGGACGGACGTTGTCGTTAAGACTTGGTGGGGTGACCTCTGCTGGCTCAGTTACGCGCTCAAGTTCCTATACAAAAACTGGAAAGAACCTAACTCCAACTTCATCGTCTTGGCCGACGAGAACTGCAAGTCGGTGCTCAAGACCTGGGGCTTCCCGTCGAGTGTACGTTACTTCTACTTCAAGCCCTGGCCGGACGGGAACGGCTTCCAACAATACCTGACGCTCTTGTGCGATAACGTTTCTGACGCTGATCTCTTCGCCATCTGGGACAGTGACATCATGCTCACCGAACCCATGCAGGCTAGCGATCATATGATCGATGGGAAACCGATTATCTGGTTTGATCCTAATTATACTGCTGGAAAGCAGAAGTGGGGGCCAATCATGCGCCATTGGCTGGGAGCTACGCCGGAGGCTGACTACATGCAGCGGTTCCCTTTCCTTTATCGGGCGAGCACGTTAGCAAATGTGCGTAGGATGATCACGCATTGGACCGGACAGGGCTTAGAGGAAAGTCTCTACAGCGATACGCCTTATTCACCAGCCACCTTTGGCACTCATCCCTTCAAGTTCTGTGAACATAATGTGATCGGTTTCTACGCTTGGTTATTTGAGTCCGATCAATACGCCTTTTGCAATGTCCATGAACATACTTGGCACCAACGGTATCGCCATTACCATAGTTGGTCCCAGTGGAGCGCGGAGCGGATGAAGGAGCTGGACAATTTGTATCTTACGGGCATGGATAACCCGACCCTGGAAGATCAAATTATGCAGACCGCTCAAGGCTGGTGGGTCCTGAGGCGCGACACCCACATCAGCAGATGGGTCGAACAAACTCAGCGCCTGGATCATGATCAGACCGTCCTCCAGCAGCTTTGGCAGTACATCCGTCCAGGGTCGACAGTGATTGACGCAGGAGCCGCCATTGGCGACCACACTATCTTTTACTTAGGTGCTGTGGGGCCAACAGGTACTGTCTATGCTTTCGAGCCTCACCCGATCCAATACGCATGCCTAACCCGGAACTGTCCCAAGGCTCGTTGTTACCCACAGGCCCTGGGCGACACGTCCGGCACGGTACATCTTTTCCATGAGCCGGATATAGTAGCCGGGTCGCGGCTGATAGATCCCCAGCTGCAATGGCCGATGAGCAGCTGTGAACGGGTGACTCTGGACAGTGTGGTAGAAGACAAAGGCAATGTGTCGCTACTGAAGATTGACGTGGAAGGCTGTGAGCCGGAGGTCTTGCGCGGGGCACGAGAGATCATTAAAGAGAGCCAGCCCGTGATCTGGTTTGAGCAGAACCCAGAAGCCTTGCAGCGCCAAGGTCATTCAATTGATGAGGTCCGGGATCTGATCGCTGAACTAGGCTATCACGTAGTCCGGTTCTACCCAGACGGCTCAAGCTGGAACGGGAGTCCCGATCAAAAATCCCAGTGCGACATCCTTTGTTCGCCATGATCTCGCTCATGCTCCAGTGTTCGCCGATGGACCTGGGGCCAGCCTTCGAGCTGACCCAGCTAATCTGCGACATTGAGCATAAGAAGAAAGAGGGCTGCGAATTCTATCTGGTCTACCGCAAGGACTGTCCGGCCTGGGTAGTCAAGGAGTTCGAGAAGCTGGCACGCCCTAAGTTCCAGCGGGCCGCCGCCCGGATGGCTCGCAACCATGACACTGGCTGGCCCGGTGGCTGCAACATGCTGGCTGCCAGTGCCTTTATCGAGATGAGTCTCTTGCGCCGGGAAGGTGCTTGTAATAGCGGCTTTCTCTTGTTCGAACCGGACTGTGTTCCCATGGCCAAGGACTGGATCGACCGGCTCAGTGCCGAATGGGACCGAGCCCAGGGCCTGGGCAAGGAGATCGTAGGCCATTGGCATCAAGCTGACCCCGGCCCGGAGCTGCACATCAACGGCAATGCTATCTGGCGCACCAGCTTCTTCGACGAGCACCCTACCTGGATCGTGGGGGCTGGAACCCAGGGCTGGGACTACTTCTTCCGGGACAAGTTTATCCCCATCTCCATGGACACTAACCTCATGCACCAGCATTGGGGCCGGTACGGTATGAGCGAGGACGAGTTCAAATCAATCGAGAAGAACGGCGAACACCCCGTCTTTTTCCACGGCTTAAAGACGCCGGATGGCCGCCAGCATGCCAGAAAACTGCTTGTGTAACTCCTTGAAAATCAACGAAAATCCTACCATTACGGAGGATCCGCAACGTTTTCCTCCTGATCAGGAGTGCTGACAATCTAGCTTGCTTTCGGCCAGGATGAGGCCTAGAAGTCAAGCGCTGCGGTTCCGGCTCCCCCCGTCCCATTGCGGGAGCTAAGGCCTGTCACCGAGGCTGTTCAAATCGGGTGCCTGTCAGTCAATGTTAGCACCCATTTCGTCTCCATGGCAGACTGTATCGTAACCCCTATCCAGGCAGTAGACTTTGCCAACAGGGATAATAATAGACTGGTCGGTCAAATTACGACCTTGATCATGCGTCGAGCCCCGTTTAATGACGTACTCGACGGCGGCGTATTCGAAAACGCCATATCGGATCAGCAACGCAATGTCGTTGTTGAGCGCCCCATCCTCGGACAGAGCCTCGTCCTTCCCGAATACATAAATGATACCGACAGTTGCGGAACCTTCGGGCAAATTTCGCAAGTTGGTACCACGGAATACATCACCCGGCTTGGAACCCTGAGAGGTCGCGGCCCAAAAGTTTGCGTAAAGCAAATGCGGTCGGCCTTCCAAAACTCCTATGTAGCAGTACAAGACTCGCTCCAGAAACAGTTGCTCTATCTAGCCAACTGTGACGTGAGATCGCAGCTCTTCCTACATAGCGGCGTGAAGGTGAAAATCAACCAGGGCAGGACCTTCGAACAGATGATCAACGGCGATGTCCAGATGATTGACGTGCCAATGAATGACAGCACGCCGCCGGACGCCAATCTGACGTTCTCTTTCCTCCAGTACCTGCTCGTGTTCGCGCATGAGACGTTACTCTGCGAGAGCTTCGAGTCGGAGAAGGGCGCTATCGCCAAGTTCATCGGCTCTCAGAACCAGCTCAACGTTTTCCGCGACGAGTTGAACGTCCACCAGGATCTGCAATACCTGACGACAGGCCGGTATGAAATTGGTAACGAAACTTTAACTGGTTATACATGGGAAGGCCCGTACCGAGGAATTTCTTTCGGAATTGACCAGCAACCGCTTCGTTTTAACCAGTTTACCGTGTTGAATGGTCAACTGATTCCCCAATTTATCGAGCCAGAAATTGCGGTGCCGGTAACGACTGGCTTCGGCGCACGCACGAATCCCGCTTGGTTGTACGCACAATATGAGGTGGGCTTCCTGGTCTTCGCCAACAGCTTCCGGCGGCTCGTCCCCGAGCAGTACCTCGGTGTCGGTGATTGGAAATTCCCGGCACAGTTCGCACAAGGGGAACTCGAGTTCACCGTCATCAGAGACAACGATTGTAATACTTATGGTGATTATGGTTATCATATATACCAAATGATCCGTGCCTATCGCCCCGAGCGGCCTCACGCGATCATTCCAATCGCCTATAAGCGTTGCAACCCGACGTTTAATTTCTTGACCTGCCCAAGCTATCCTGGGTCTGCGTCTGGATATTCCATGTAGGTCTTCGCACCGGAGGGGGCCGATTCGTTCAAAGTTGTCTGGCTAAACAAAAGGAGAACGCTCAAAAGACGCTTAAGGATCGGCCCCTTCACCTTTATGAGTCACACCAAACCAATCAAACTGGGCCATGAACTGCATGCCGAGATCATTGGCCCCGCCAGCATTCCGGACGTTCTCTATCCAGAGCTGCACATCGGAGACAGCGAAGATGAGCGGCTCCTGGATCTGCCGGATGAGGGCACCGCTGAGATCAAGTTCAGGGTCAAACGCCGGACCCATCGAGAGGAGGCCCAGGGAGACTCGAAAAAGAAAAGGCGTTGCTGCTCCATTACGCTCGAGGTCATCTCCTTGGAACCGGGGCATGACCCGAAGTTCAACGGCAAGAAGAAGACTCACTGGGAAATGTTCAACGGAGGGCGCTGATGCCAGCTATCCTTCAATATATCCAGCAGCTCCTGGCGGCCTCACCCTTTGTTCCTTTCTTTATCCAGCTGACCAGCGGTGAGAACATCGCCGTTGTCACTAAGACTGGCGTCACTTTCCCTGTCACTAACCAGGGCGTCTTCGTGATCTTGAGTCAGGGCGCTTTTCGGGCCTACACCGACCAAGCCATTCAGTTCGTCGAGCTTACAACCCAATGATTATCGTCAGCGATGTGATCGATCAGGTAGGCCGGGTCCTGGGGACCTGCGACCCAACCTACACTTACGATGTCCTGACCAGGGCCGTCGAGTTGCTCGCCAACAAACCCACGAAAACGGGCGTGTGCTGGGATCCCCTCATGGTCTACGTCGATCTGCCGATAGTGAACGGCTACTACATCGCTCTGCCGCCGCACATTGAGAAGCCAATCAAGATCAACCTCAACAAGCAGCCGAGCTTTACCCGCAACCAATTTTACGAGTTCAGCCTAAACGGCCCAGGCTCCAACGATCCTGAGGCTGGCTGGTCCTGGCAAGATCGGGGCTGGAAGGCCTTACAGAAACCCTGGCCGCCGGGAGGCGCTCCACTTCTGATCACTTCAGATAACCCCAGTGACGATGAGGTCCAGATCCTGGTCAATGCCGTCAACCAGGACCAGAGCACCAGCTGGATCACCGCCTTTGTCGGGGATGTCTATCCCACAGAAAGTCAGGCCCCCGTGTGGATCTACGGGATCCTGGAGGTTTCCAAACCAACTACCCTGGGGACCTTGAGCGTCTATTCCTCCAATGCACCTACGCCAGATGCTTTGGTGGCCACCTGGGCATCAGATGTCCACTACCCTCAATTCGAATGGATCAAGCTCTCCCAGAACGGAGTCGCGGCCAAGATCCTGGCCCGCCGCCGGACCCACAAATTAACCCAGCCCACAGATGTCATCCCGCTCTCGAACAGACAAGCCATCATCACGGCCTGCATCGCGATCAAAGCCTTCGACACCCTTAACTGGGACGACGGAGCCACCGCAGAACAGAACGCCCTCCGATTCCTCGAAGAGGATCAAGCCGCCCGCAACCTCTTCCAACGCATTTCACAGGCTGCCGAAACCTCTCCGACCCTTAATCTCACGATCAATACCCGAGATGCCATCATAGTGGCCGACATCTATGACGCGGCTTGCGATATCTTCGGCCCCATCGGTCAGCCCAAGATCTTCGATAGGATCACCGAGGCTATCGAGCTTGGGAATAACCTCTCCCAGTGGGACCCGTTAATCGGCTACGTGGACATCACTACCTGGGACAGCTTCTACGTAACTCTTCCCTATTATGTGGATCAGGTTTTGGCGATAAATGTCAACAAGACCACCGGCCTCTACCATGACCAATGGTACGAATTCAACATGAATGGCTTCGGCCAGGACAATGACAACGCTGACGTTGTCGGCTCGAATAGATTGTGCGGAGGCTGGGAAGAGGTAGGTGAGATGCCATGCGCCTTCCCGCTGGCAGGCCCCTACTATCTGGTCGCCGCCCCGGTCGATGCCGGAGACAACGGGATCCAGATCCGGGCTTGGGGAATCGATGTGAACGATCTCCCGGTGTACGGCAGCGATGGTAATCCCGGCGCACCAATAACTTGTGAACAGAACTCCTTCGATATTTCGGGCCAACCGGGAGCGCCCTGGAAGGTCATCGAACGGATCCTGATCCAGGGGACAGCCCAGGGATTTATCCAGCTCTATGCCACGGACGGCACCCAGTACCTCCAAAACTTGGGGATCTTCTGGCCCGGTGTGTGCGAGCCTCGGTTCCGCATCATCAAGATCGGACAGAAAGCTGTCACTGTCCGGCTACGCTACCGCAAACGCTGGCTGAAGATTACCGGCCTCACTGACCCCATCCACTTGCGGAGCCGGAGCGCAATGCTCAACCTAATGCGAGCCATCCAGACTGGCATGAGTGACCCGGCTGGAGCCAACGCCCTGCAAATGGCAGCCAAACAGCTACTCAACCAGGAGTGGCGCTCAGTCCATCCTCACGCTGAGCTGGGATTGCAGGTCGATTCTTCTATCTGGGGCTCAAGCTTTATCTACATGCCGTGATTCCATGGGAGCACAGAACCTACAGATCATTATGGATGGCCAGTGGTCTGGCGGTGTCGATAGCTTTCTCTATCCAACTGACATAGTCCAAGGCTCCTACGCCTGGGGTGTCAATGTCGTTAACCGTGGCGGCGTAGTTCAAACCCGGCCCGGAAAACGCCGAGTCAAAAGCTTCTGTGGCCACCGTGGCCAGGGCGTCTATTGGGTTAGAACCCTGGATGACCGCAACTATCTGATGGTGGCCATCGATGGACAGGTCTATACCGCACCTTTCCCGTTTAAGAACTGGACGCACCTCAGTGGAGTCAACTTCCGGCCTGATGCCGAGCGGATCTATTTCTGTAATACCGAACAGGCGATCACCTACAACACCGACAACACCATCGCTCTGTTGCCCTACCCAAAGAACATAGTCTTTATGCAGGACGGCACCTCCACGCCCTGCTATTGGGACCTGGGCTCTGGAATACAGCCAGCCAGTACTGATTTCAGTTCCGGTATCGTCAATGACAACTATGTGACTGGCACGCCAAGAGCCCCGCTGATGATTGGCACGGCCATGATCTGGAAGGATAATCGGCTTTGGATCGCCGTGGACAATATAGTCTATGCCAGCGACCTGCTTTATGCCGCTTCCTTCCAGGAGAATACCTACCTAGCCGAGCAGACTGGCTTCCGCTTTCCCCGAACTGTCATCAACTTCTGGCCCATGCCGGTCATGGGCCTCATGGTCCTGACTGAGTCCAGCATGCACGCCCTGCAAAGCTATATCCAGGACCGGACTACTTGGCAGCAGCAGACGAGCCCCCCCTTCCAGTCCGATATCAACCTGGAGATCGGGCTGATCGCACCCTGGGGCATCGTCAATCTGCATGGAATGCCTTGGCTCTTAACCGCAAGAGGAATCATCTCGTTTGACCGGGCAATGACTACCAATCTGACCACGGTCATCCTCACCGCAGACGGCGAGATGATGCGCTCTAAGACCCTGCTGGCACCCAACGTTAGCCGCGCCTGCCTGGGAGTTTGGGAGAACGTTCTCATGTGCGGCATGCCGAATACCTGCACCAAGAACAGGCACACCTGGATCATGGACGCAGGGATCGCGGAAAAATTGAACAACACCCAAGGCATGTGCTGGACCGGCGTCTGGACCGGCACGTTCCCGATCCAATTTGCCAGCCCAATTGTTAACGGGACCCAATACAACTATGAGCTTTCTTACTCTGGCGGCTTTCTGGCCGTTAACCAGGGGGATAGCCCCTCGCCCCAGCCTGAGACTAATATGCCGTCCCAGGCGTACATCCATCTCTGGGAGAATTTCATACCCAACCAGATCGATGCTTGTGAGACCTCCATTAATTGCTCCGTCGAGACCAAGATCTTCACACTGACGACAGACGACTACTACAGGTTTGTCTTCGCTGAGTTCATGTTAATCAACCTGAAGGGGACGGTGCCGGTACAGGTTTATGTGACTGGGATCGCTGGAAATTATCAGCCCCTCTTCTCAACCACGCTGCGGGCCGATGTCGGCCCCTGGGGCAACCCTAGCGGCACTTCCCTCCTTTACTATGTGAGCGCTGGACGCACTACCCAGTTCGAGAACTATCGGCGGCAGGTTAGGCACATGAGGACCCAGGAGTTTATCGTCCACGAAAGTGCGGACGAAGCAGCCTGCCTGGAGATTGGACGGCAGGACGGTATTGATAAGGGCTTTCAGCTGATGATTCAATGGCAGGGCCGCTTGGGGCTGCGGGCGCTGAAGTTCTTCTATGATCGGCAATTGCAATCGCCCCAGGGCCTCTGCCCCGTCGATGAGAGCCAGACCCCACATATCGTTTTGGAGGCCACAGCATGAGACCAAGCCAGCACCAGGGAATCTTTGACCCAACCACTGACACCCTGACTGTCGTGGGCCTGATCCCGCAGACCGGCATGCCGCCGATCTATTTCAGCCGGAGCCGGGAAGTTCTCTATGATGCGCTCCAGAATGAGAAAACCTTCATCTTCAATAAATTCGGGCCACAGCGCTTAGATCTCTGCCGCCCTAACATGCACTGGTAATCTATGGCCGCCGCGACTACTCAGCTACCGCTCTCGATCTCCATCGCCCCGTTCCCCGAAGGTTTCCATGGGGACATGGACGAAACATTTCAACAAGCGTGTTTGCTGATGGAGGCCTATATCGAGGGCAGCTTCCTCACCGGCTTGGTACTGCCTCCGGGATCAACCCTTCCTACCAATGACCAGGGTCCCATAGCTATGGGCGGCGTCTGGTACTTCTGGGATCCCGGCAGCCAGAGCTACCAGCCCCAGACCGTGCCGGTCAAGATGGCGAAGAACTACGCCAAGAATCCCAGCTATCAGGTTCAGCAAACTATAGGTCCCTTTACCCTGGGTGTCGGAGTTACCAACACCTTCGACATGACGGTCGCCAGGGCGACCCAGGCAAACCTAGTTCAGGTTAAACCTGTCGCCGGGCCACCCTCTACTCCTGACAACGATACCATCTGGCAGGCTGTCCAATCCACGGTGCTGACCGCATACGCGACTTTGGCGGCAGGCGATATCTTTGGGCACGAGCACATATTCGAGGGGATCGATATCCTCCCACTGCAAGGCCAGACCTTGAGCTTGGGCCTCTCGGTCTATGCCAGTGCGTCCGGCACTTACTCTGTCTATCTGATTAATAGCGGGGGCGATCAATCCTACGTACAAAACTTCACTGTGCCTACGCCGAACGTATGGCAACGGGTAAAGATCCAGGGGATCCCGGCCTTCCCTACCACCGGCACTTGGCAGTGGGGAGAGGGGCAGACCGGTCTCCGAGTCGGCGTTGCCCTGGCTGTCGGTACCCAGTGGCAGACGACTAAACCCGGCACTTGGCAACCGGCCCAGGCTTTCGGCACCAGCAGCAATATCAATATGCTGGCAGTCGGCGCTCAGTTCATATCTATCACCGGCATCAAGTTAGAAGTTGGCGCGGCCTGCACTCCCATTACGGTCAATTCTTTTGCTGCCGATTACCAGGACTGCATCCGCTACTACTGGTCCGGGTTCGTCTATCAGACCCTGAACTCAGTGGGCGCAGCATTGAACGCCACGGCCTACATTGCTAATACCGCACTCTTTGAATTCGCTTTCCCGATTCGCCTGTGCCGGACACCGACCATTACCCCTTACGCTTGGCAAGGATTCACCTCTGGTCAGATAACCAATATTAGCACCGGCACCAATTACGCCGTCACTGGTTTCGGCGGTTCACAAAAAGGTGTCAACTGTAATCCCACTGGGCTAACTGCCGCCAAGGGCGATGTCCTCACCTGTATTATCGTTGCCGATGCCCGCCTTAAGTAAACATCCCGATAAGTCTGCCATCTCAGTCATCTGCTGTGAGAGTGAGAAGGACCTACGTCGCTACCCTATCGATGAGCTGGCCCAGGACATCATTGGCGAGGATGTACCTCGCACCTTCCCGGTGTACCTCTTCTTCTACAACGGCACGCTTCGCGGCTGGGCTAATGTGAGGCTCCAGCACATCGTCTATCCCTGTATCCATCCCGATAAGATCCCACCACGGGAGTTCGTGAAGCTGACTAGGTCATTGGTGACTGAATTCAAACGGCACACCGGAGACCCGATCTTTATGTTGTGCGATTACGCTAGGCGGCTTGGTCCCAAACATATGCGCCGACTCCGGCTAAAGCCAGCCGAGGAGCAGGCCTATATCTACACCGAGGAGGAAGAATGAGATTTCCCCCCGAAGAGCATGATTGGTTAGATAATAACTTCTTCTTTGGCGGGGGTGGCGGCGGTGGTTCCACTCAGTTCCACGCCCAGGGTTCACCTCCTAGCTTCCAGTATCTGTCGCCATCAGCACTCAATCAGATGGCCGTAGGCGCTGATGCACAGAGCTATGCCATGAGCGATCAGGCTTTCGCCAACCAATACCCCGCGCTCCAGCAGGCCTACAACCAGTACCAATCCAACTTGGGCAAGCAGGTAGGCCTTGTCGGCCAGGGCCAAGCCGGGCAAAGCCAGCTCATGGGTGGCCTCGCCAACACCATCGCTGGGCGCATGCAGACACCCACCACACAGAACATCCAGAACATGCAGAATGCCGCCGCTACGATGGGGTCGGCGGTTAATCCGATCTACGGGATGGGTGCGCAACAAGCATCCTATGCCCAGCCCATCACTAATCTCGGCATGAGCCAAGCCGGACTCGCTCAGCCATTGGTTGGCATGGGGATGAATGTCGCCGGACAGATGGGCGGGATTGGGAACCAGATCAATCAGCAGGCCGGAAACCTGTATGGCGCGGCCCAGATCCCCTACCAGCTGGGGCAGCAACTCCTTCAAGAACCCATCGACCCCCAAACCCAACAGCAGATGATGCACGCGGGCCTGGGCCAAGCTGCCGGGGCATTAGGCGCTGCATCCCTGGGGCAGGGCATGGCGGGCCAGTCCGCTGCCGCGAGACAACTTGGCCTCAATACCCTCCAATATGGCCAAGCGATGAGAGGCGAGGCCATGGGTGACATCGGCCAGTACTCATCCATGCTGGGTGCAGCGGGCCAGATGCAAGGCTTAGGGGCTGGCATCATCGGTCAAGGCGGCCAGATCGGAGGTCAACTGATGGGCCTGGGCGGCCAGCAACTAGCCCAGGGAGCACAGACCATGGGACTTGGCAGCCAGCAGCTGGGTCAAGCAGCCCAGACTTACGGCCTGGGAGCCAATGTAGCCGGGGCAGCCGGAGGCATGTATGGACAGGCACAGCAAGCCCAGGAAACCTACGGCATGGACACGGCCCAGATGGCTTCTATCTACGGCGGCATGCAGAACCAGCAGGCCACCAATCTTTTGGGCAACATCGCCAATGCTGGGCAGATGTTCGCTAAAAGGCCCTATGGCCTGGGCGGCACCAACATGGCCCAGGTCGATCTCTCGCAAGCCGGTGCCTACAACAGTTTTCAACAAGCCAATTACGCCACGATGAATGGGATTGCATTTAATCAAGCCCAATTGAATGCACAACAGCAGCAGTTGCAGGCCCAGCAAAACGCTTCCATGACCGGCGCTCTACTCTCTACCGGCACAACCGCTGCCACTACCGCCGCCATGGTCTCGGCCATGGCCTGCTGGGTCGCACGCGCTGTCTATGGCACCAGGGATAATCGCTGGAAGACTTTCAGGCATTGGCTCCTGCACAAGGCACCTAGTTCCGTCCGGTCAGCATACTTGCGTCACGGCCAGTCCGTCGCTTCGATGGTGAGGCGCAGCTCTCTGCTGCGCTTCTGCCTGCGTCTAGCTATGGACTCAATCATTAAGAGGACTGTCTATGTACAATGCGGAGCGTGAGCTAGTCCGAGCAGCGGCAGCCGAGTCACTAAACAAGCTCACCCGAGCCGAGCTATTACGGCACTTCTTAATCTCCCGAGTCGGGGATATCACGGGGATGGACACCATCGGCGTCCCGATCTTTACTGCGATCAGGGCATTGTCCAAGACCATTGCGATCCACGCCGGGAAAGGCATGAATCCCAGACTGAGCCGAGCGGGAGCGATTGCGGAGGCTATCGAATTCGAGGCCGCTGAACATCCACATGGCAAAGCCGTCGTTGCCCAGGCGATCCAGATTCCAGCAGAAGAGCGCCTGGACATCATAGACTGTTTTCCAGCCCGCTCCAGCGTAGTGAGTGATTTCACGCCGTTGGCCTGGGAAGAAGCCACCAACATTCAGAATGGCTCAGTCAAGCTCATCCCTTCGGATCTCATCTGGATGGTCAACCGAATCGAGCAGCAGCCCTTGCTCTACTTGCAGACTGGATCTAATGGCCTAGCCACCGGAGGCACCCTGGAAGACGCTATCCTCTCCGGCCTGTACGAGATTCTGGAACGCGATGCTTGGACCCTGCACCAGTTCTTGGTCGATAACTATGGCTACATTTCCCAGCGCATCCCGCTGGTATCACTGCCGGAACCAATCGAGGGGCTGGTGCGCAAGATCGAGGCTACGGGGTCGAGGCTGCATCTATTTGACTGCACCAATGACTACCGAATCCCGGTTATCAACGCGACGATCCTGGATCTGAGCGGCAATTGTGCCGGGATGTTTGCTGGTTATGGCTGCCATCTTAATGCCGAAGTCGCCGCTATCCGGGCGATCACCGAGGCAATCCAATCCCGAGCAGGCTATATCTCCGGGGCTAGGGATGACCTATTCCGGCGGCAGTTCTTGCTTATGAAACGCCTGGATCACGGGAAGCTGGATCAGATGTTCAGTGAGTTACCCGTAGGAGGGCTGTTATCTGAATACCGGACTGTACGCTTCGATACCATCAAAGCTGAGTTGCGCTATCTCTTACGCCTGATCAAAGCCGCCGGGGTCTCAGAGGTCTATGTGAGAGAGATCGGGGCCTACGTGGATAACATCTATGTGGTCCGGGTATTCAGCCCTCAATGCGAGCCGTTCAGGTTCGACTTCTGGCAGCCGAGCTTGCGCTGCCTCTCCTATGCTAAGCGCAAGATGGCCGAGCTGGCCAAGCAAGGTAAGGAGAAAGTCACTGAGCCGGAGGAAGAAGACGAGGAAGGAGAAGAATGGAAAAAGTCTTAGTTTACCTGGGGCCAAGCCTTCCGATTGGGATAGCCAAAGAAATTCTCCCCGATGCGGTTTATCGCCCACCGGCCCGACAGGCTGACATCGTCAGTGATCTGGCCAGGGTCAAGCCCACGCACCTCATCCTGATCGACGGCACCTTCAGGGAGAATCTCTCGGTCTGGCATAAGGAGCTAGTGTATGCCCTCCAGTTCCCTGGAGTCCAGGCCGTCTACGGGGCTGCCAGCATAGGCGCACTCCGGGCCGCCGAGCTGGATTACCTGGGCATGATCGGCCTGGGTAAGATCTACGAATGGTACCGGGATGGAGTGACCGAGGACGATGCCGAGGTGGCTGTTAGCTATGCCGAGCACAAAGGCCAGTATCATCTTAACAGTGTGCCGCTAGCCGATATCCGGGCTGGAGTCGAGGAGCGCGGCGACGATGCCTATTGGTTCCTGGATCGGATGCGTAGCGTGCCATATGCCGAACGCACTCACGATCTATGCGAGCGAGAATGGCAAGTAGAAGCGCTCCAGCCGAACTATCCTTGTCGGCCCCAGAAACAATTGGACGCCGAGCTGGCTCTCCGGGAGTTCCGGGATCATAAGCCGGAGCCGGTCCATAAGCCACAACCCGATGACCTCTCAATGACTTTCGGCGCTCTCTATGAACGGGACCGGCGCATCAATATCAAGGGCGTCCCTATCCCGCAGCAACACCTGGATGCCTTCGTCCTATTACATAACCCGGAATGGGAAAGGATAACCTGGGATGCTAGCAACCAGGAGCTGGCATTAATGCTCTGCAATTTATTGCACGTTATGGTCAGCCTGGAAGAGATCGGACGGGAAAGCGCCCGGTTCCAGCAGCGGGCCGGGATCACCACCCAGGAAGAGTTCCACAGCTTCCTAGAGAACAACGGCTGGAACACCCACGAGTTCGACCGGCTGATGATCCGCAATGCCAGGATCCGCAAGCTCCAGCATCACCTAACGGTTTCCAAAGTCTTCAAGCGTAACACCCAGTCGGTCCTGGATTACTTGCGCACCCACCAGGGATTTGATTTCTGGGCCATCCAGGCGGCCCAGCAAGAGGCGCGACTGGATAATGATGAATGGCTCTCCATCGACCTGGAGACTCCCGTGCTCCAGCGGCTCAAGGAGCACCTGGAGAAAGAAGGGATGGAATTCAATATGACCCCTGAAGAGTACCTCCTGGAAACCGGCTTTAGCAATTTGAATGAGCTGTCCGTAGCTCTCCAACGCACGGCAGCTGGAAAGGAACACAATGTCTAGCGGTGTAGGTGGCAGTCAACTCACTGGGAATTCCGGTCAACTCACTACCATCCCTAACCCTGGCGCTGGCAGTACTATTGGCTCGAACGGCCAAGTTTTCTTGTCTGATGGGTCGCCTTTTCTCTTTAATGGACAACAAGTATTTGCAGGCGCGAATGGGACATTCACGACGACGGCTCCTAGCAGCACATCCGCTGCGACGACTCAAAGTCAGGGGATGCAGCCGAACTTCCAGGTAAGTAACGCCTACGTTGGTAATCCACTCTATTCCCCCTCGCAGACTGGTGCCGCGTTAATGGGCCAGCAGATGATGGTTAATCCCAATCCATCACAGCAACCGATCTCTAGCCAAAGCGGCATCTATTCTGGCCCGCAAACCCCGACGCTCTCGAGCGGGGTCCCGGCTATACCACAAGGGCCATGGAGCCATGTGCCCGGACTGATAGGAGGCATGGCTCCCCAAGGCCAAGTAGGTCCTGCCTCGCTTGCCGCCAATCCTCAAAACGTCTGGAATGTTCCTAAGCCTAGCACCACCACCATCACGCCGACCGCACCTTATGGCGGCGTCTCCAGTGCCACTTCTTCTCCCAGCCCCTTTGCTACTCCACCAGCAGCGCCATCCATCAATTACTCGTCCACAGGACTACCGCCGCCAACAGCTCCGACACCAAATATGCAGCCGCAATCACGGGCATTGGGTCTCACGCCATTGAATGCAGCCAGTAATTATGTCACTAACGCGACCACCCCAGGAACCAGCGCCGGATTCCTTGCCTTAGGAGCGGCGACCAAACACATGGCCGCCGGTGGCCGGGTGAGACGAGATCAGCAAAACCAACCGCCCCCGCCCATACAGGTTGGACCGCAGCCAGGGCCGATCAATATGCCAGCTGCCGGACCACCGCCGAATATCCCGGTGGGAACGCCGATTAACCCTGCCGCTTTTGCACCTGGAGGGCAGTACGGAGCACCGCTAGCACCGGGCATGGCCCCTCCCCCTGTCGCACCTCCGGTTAATAATCCCAACTTCCAGATGCCGCCTGGGTTCGCGCCAGGACAAAACTTACTGGGAGCGCTTCCTGGAGGTAATGTGCCACCGCCGAACCCCATGGGACCGGGACCCCAATTCATGGGTCAGCTGCCAGGAGGGATGATAGGACCCCAAGCCACTCCAGGAATCAAGCTGCGGCAATCCGGCGGCCCGATCCAGAAGGACGATGACGAGACTTACTTCGGAGGTCAACCCTCGCCAGCAGCTAGCCCAACCCCGACTCCGAAAACTAGCCCAACTCCCAAACCGACTCCGGTCCCGCCTGCGAAATGGCAAACCACCATCGCGGGCCAGCCGGTAGAAGATCAGCCATACCAGCAGAAGGCAGCCGGTGGCAAGGTTGACACTGACACAGTGCCTGCCATGCTCACCCCCGGCGAATATGTAATCAATAAAGATGCAGCTGAGAACATCGGTAAAGAGAAGCTGGATGAACTTAACCAGAAAGGTAAGTCCAAGAAGTTAGGTGATGGGCTGTACCCTCAACACCTACAAGCTGGCGGGGACGTTCAAGATTTAGACAACTTGTCTACCAACTATGCGATGAATCAGTTCAACGCCGCACAGCAGACCATGCTGCAAGCTATGCTGCGTCAGAACCCGCAAACCCAATACAGCCAAAATGCACCTTCGAGTTCCAGTAATCCGTTATTTCAGCGGTTCCTTACGCTGAAGCAGCAATTCGTCGCTAATCGTCTAGGCACTCAGTACGGTCCAGGGCAACAAGCGGCAGCTCAGAAAAAAGCTCAATCTTCTGTCCCTCAGACAATTGGAGCACAGACGACAGCCACCCAGCGTCCATCGACTCCACAGCAAGGGACTCCACAGCAAGGTTTCCCAGGCGTTGGCGGCAATATGTATGGCGGCGGCGGCGGCGGGATGCCGCCCGGAACGCTTCCCGGCCAGGGAACTTACCTGCCAGCGGCCCAGCAAACACCAAACTATCCCGGCAATATGACTCAATGGCTGGCCCAGTTTGGCCATACTCCACAGGGACAAACATGGCTGGCCAACAATCAGAATAATCCCGCTGCACAGGCTTATATAAGATCGCTCTCAAGTGCTACTGGGCCGGGGAGCCCTTTGTACGGGAACCCGCAAGGCATGCAGGTAGGACCAGCTAATCCAGGGATCGCTAGCCCAACTGCAACGGCGCAGACCGCTGGTGATTATGCGGCAGGAGCTGCGAATCCGGCAAGCGGAACAATGAATTTAGGCCAAGCACCAGCGGCTCCAAACTTTAATGTAGCAGCCACCATTGCAGGCGCAGGCCAGAATGTCGCCCAAGCCTGGAGCAATTACGGGAAATCGGTCGGCAGCTGGAATCCGATCCCAGCCGGAAGCTGGGCAAACGCAATGTATTACGAAAACCCGGAGATAGCTCATTACTATCAGTATATGCAGCCCTTCCAGGAGTATCAGATCGTTTAAGAGAAAGGTAATTTATGGCAGGCGGTGTAGGTGATACTAGCAGTGTACCTGAGCATGGCCCGATCCAGGCGCAATACTGGCCGCAGACACATGTTACCCAGCTTGGCCCGATCAACAGACTGGAGCCGGTTAACTGGATGGATAGCTTGGGCCTAGCGGCCCGCGAGGCTGGCAAGCAGCTGATGACGAGCATGGCAAATCCCGCCGTCAGAGAGGCGGCTCGTGCGGAGGCGATGCGTGCTCAAGCCGAGCAAAAACTCGCGCAATACTACCGGGATAATCCCATGATGCTTCGCCGGTACGGTTCAATGGGAAGCGGCGGCCTTACCACCCTAGCGAAAGCTCAATCCGGTGTCCTTGGTTACGTGGGTGACACGGATATCATGCCGACTCAGACGAATGACGCCCCGGCAGCCCCGAGTCAGACTGGAGGAGACGGAAGCGCAGAGGCCGAAAAGACCACTAAGGCATTGAAACCGGGACCAAGGCCCGGAACGGAAGAGACCCCAGCAGATGGCGACCAGAGTGACCAGAACAAGGATACCAGCAAGCCATTTGGAAGCACTACGAATTTTGGCGGCGTTTCCAATGTGCCAGCTGCACCTCAGACCATGGATGATCTGGACAGCCGGATCCGGGTGGCTGTGGCGGATGTGATGAACAATCCCACGGCCTATCTCAATCCGGGTGGGGCGGCTCAGTATCCGAGCCAGCCTTGGTATGGAAGCCAGGGAGGACAGGTACCACAGAGACTGGCTGATGGCGGCCAAGTGCAGCAAGCACCACAGCAGGACCAAGATAATCAGAACTTTCAGCCATCACCTTTTGTGTCCCCCGCACTCCAACAAGCAGCCGGTGGCGATCCGCAAAAAGAGCTGGCACTCCTCCGGCAATGGCAAGGCACCCAGCAGGCTAATTTGCACCCCGTCATTCCGGCTAGCGCTGTTAAAGCGGCACTGAAAGAAGGAGTACACACCGGAGTCACGGATGTGGTTTACAATCAGGGCGCTGGCCCAGGCGCACAGCCTAGTTACACCGTATACACCAAGAACCCACAAGGACAGGGGACTACTGCGCAGACTCTGCCGCTCACCCAGGTAGCGAAATTCTTCCCGCATCTGGCTTCGGGCAGCAATATGAGTCTGGCCATGAGCGGGGCAGATATGCAACAAGGGACGCCACCGGGCATGGGAACTCCTCCGGCACCCGTTGCGCCGACAGGAGGTGCCGGAGCTGCACCAGGAGCTACAGCCGGGTTTAACGCGGGCGCTCCTTCTGCCCCAGGTGCTTTAACAGGCGGGATTCAAGGAGCTGGCCAGAATCCGAATGACGTGGTTAATCAACAGATTCACCAGATGGTGGCCGACAGGATCCTGCATCCCGAAAATCTCCTGGTTGATAACACACCAGCCGGGAACCCGAATAATGCGACCACTAACACCTCTAATGTAGTTAAAACCAACCCAAGCAATTTCCTCGACAGCTGGCGATCTAAGGATTCAACCACTGATCCCAATCCGCCGCCGATAATGAATCCGCAAGGGATTGCAGACGTGCAGCGGCAGAAT